GCGGACAAGGTGCCGAGTGAATCCCAACCAGTTCTGGTGAACGAGGGTGTCGTTGTTGAGGAATACGAGGTGTTCGTTGTCGGCCGCTTCGGCGCCTTGATTGCACGCCATCGCGAAACCACGGTTCCCCTCGTTGCGGATCGTGACCTGGGCGAACCGGGTGGCGTCGGTCGAACCGTTATCAACGAGGATGATTTGGTGTTCGGGGCTGTGAAACTGGATGGACTCCACACAAGCGGCGGTCAACTCGTACCGGTTGAACAGTGGAATCACAATGGAAACAGCCATCACAGGACCGGGTCTTCTATGAGGCCGGTTTCCGAACACAACTTTTGCCAATGGGTAACCAGTTCCTCATCGGTGAGGGCGGCGAGGTTGCGCCAATGGGTGGCGTACATCGGATGTAGTGCGGCTTCGTCGGCCGCTTTCGCCCCAGTGCGAACTTTTGAGATCATCTGTTCCAAGGTCCGATATTGGTAGTGGCGGTAGCGGAGCGCCTTCCCTCGTGTTCCGGGATGGCGGAATACGTTGTGGTTCCCGGTGTCGAGCTCGGCGTCGGGGTGGTATCGGAACGCCACTTTGCCCATCTTCTGTGGGGATTGGCGGCGCCAAGTGATCCGGCTTATCGGGTTCGGATCCGAAGGGTCGTCGTCGAGGGTGGCGATGTGATCCCAACCGGTCGCGGTCAACACATCCACCGAACACTCAGCGAAGAACTCGGCGAGAGTTCCGCCCGCCCAGTACCACCACTCGTCGGCGTCGAACGGGAGAATCCAGTCGGCGCCCATAGCGCCGGCCTTGTGAACCAGTCGGGTCATTTTGCCGGCCTGATCATAGGCGGGCTCTAGGTCGTCCACGATCAGGACTCGGGAGTCTTGTTCGGCGAGTTCGTCCAAAATTGGGCGGGTGAAGTCGTCGGAAAGGTTGTCGGCCACGATCACAAGGTCGATTCCTTCGTCGAGGAGATGGCGAACCACTTCCCCAATGATGTCCTCTTCGTTCCGAACCATCGTCACAGCGGCGATCATTTGGCAACCTTCCGGGCGGGAACCCCTACCCAAGTTTCGTTTGGTGGGATGACTGTTCTGGGTGGGACTACAGCGCCGGCGCCGATCACAGCCCTAGGCCCGATTTCGCAAAGGTTGGAGATCACAGCGCCCGCGCCGATCTGAACTCCGGCGCCGATGACCACATCCCCGCAGATCGTCGCCCCAGGGCCGACAGTGACGAAGTCGCCAACCTTGGCCCGAGTGATGAACACGTTTCCGTTTATGTGAGTGTGGCGGCCCAACCGAACCTCCGGGCCGATCGTGCAATGGGCGCCGACAACGGCCCCGCCAGAGGCCCTCAGATCGCCGGAGACAGCCGCCGACGGATGGACGAGGGAGACAGCGCCTTCCGGCTTATCCATTCGTTCCCGGACCGCTGAGGAGTTATGGCCGAGAACGTGATGGTCGAACAGGTGGACATCGGCCGGGCAGCCCAGAACCTGCGGGCCGTCGACCTCGTCGAGGAAACCTTGGACAACCCAACCGGCGGCGTCCGCAATAGCGGCGATGTCTCGGCCGTGACCACCAGCACAAACGACCACCAGCAAGGTCACAACTGCCAAGCCCGAGTCCGACGGACCCCGATATGGGTACAGCGCGGCGGATCATCCAAAGCGCCGAAGTAGGCGAACCGTTTCCCATCCGCCAAGAGTTGCTCGGTGAGCCCGGCTTCCAAGTCCGCCCGATACCTGGTCACCCAGCGGGGATAGAGGCAAGGGTTGAACGTGAAGAGACGTTCGTGGAGAACCAGCGAACCTTCCTCCGTGAAACTGTCCCGGTAGAGGTTGATGATTCCGCCGGCCCGATGTTCCTCCGGGGACCACGGTTGACGAAGCAAAGCGATCTGAGCGAGGTCGGGGCGGCCTTCCAACTGGTGAACCATCGTCCCAACATCCACCAGCTCCGGAAAGATGAAGTCGTCTTCGAGGTGGAACACGAACTCGATATCCTCGGCGAGGGCGTCCCAGCCGGTTTGGATGGCGCCGGCCAAGCCTTTCCGTTCGGGGTTCTGGATGATCTCCCAACCGGAGAGCTCCATGCGGCGGCCTTCGCCGGAGTCGTCCACCAGGACACATTGTTCGAAGGGCCAATCCAAGAACTCGAAAGCCGATTCGAGGGTGTCTTTGAGATAATCCCAGCGGCCGTCGGTGATGACCATGAGCGCTACTTTCGGGATCACTTGGCTCCCCACTTTTCCATGAACACGGCTTGGTCGGCGGCGAGTTGGGCTTGCATCTTCGGGTCGTTCCATTTTCCGGTCTTGCCGCCACCGTCCAAGTGTTCGACGGTGGTTCCGCCGGCCATTCCGTACCATCCGCCCATCTGGTCGATCGTTAGGGTGAGGTCGTTATCTCCGAACCACCATTTGCAATCCTCGGGGAACTGCCATCCGGCGGCGAACAGTTCCGACTTGACCATGAAGGCGAAGCCGGCGAGGCCTCCGGTTCCGTCGTACCGGTTGGCGCAGATCCCGTGAAGCTGGGCGACATCCTCGACCAGTGTTCGGTCGTCGTAGTTGGGGCAGACCGCTACCAGCTCGTCGTCGGAACGAAGGGCGTTTCGGAGGGTGTGGCAAAAGTCGGGGCCTATCCGGATGTCGTTGTTCAGGAACAGAAGGTTCGCCCTGGGGTGAAGTGACATCGCCCATTTGGCGCCGGCGTTCCACATCTCATGGATACCGAGCCCCATCGCTGCGGCGACCTTCGCCATCTTCTGAGTTTCGAACCAGCGGCGAGTCTCGGCGTTCGATCCGTTGTCGAGGATGAGGATGTCGGTGTAGCCGCCTTGTTCGCGCAACTGGTGAACAAGCGCTTTCGTGTCCTTGAGGTTGTCTTTCACGGGGATGATCACAAAGGTTTTGTCTGGGATCTGGTCGGGTGAAACTTGGGGCCAGAAGTCAGCGGAAGTGAGTGTCCGCTTTTTGATGTGGCCCGCTTCGATCTCGGTGTCGACATGACAGGGGTGGCCGAGAGCGGCCGCCCTAAGACTGAACACATAGTCCTCGCCCATGATGTCGGGGACCATTTCGCCGGTCTCCGGATCTTTCATGTTCCACTGGGCATACTTGAACCACGGTTGGGCGTCGAACTTGTGCGCTTCGTGCATCTGTTCGAGGACGGTTCGGTGGATGACCACACAACCGGAACCGACAGCACCGACCTTCCAATGCTTGTCGCCCGGGATCGTGTTGTATTCCCGTGGTTCCGGTGGGTCCAACGAGGAGAACCCCATACAGGCCGGAACGATCCGACGATACGGGTTCGTCTTCTCAGCCATGACCAGGGCGGACAGGATGGGGCGTTCGACCGGGTCGGCCGAGTCGATCAGTTGATCGAGGATGTCGAACCGGAACCGCTGGTCTGTGTCAACGAACCACAACCATTCGGAGTCGGTATCCAAGAAAGCCCGGACCACGGAGTTCCGTTGCTGCGGAAGGTTCGTTCCCGACTGGGCGATCAGCCAGCCCGGGTGACTGAGTAAACCTTGGTTTTCCATGTCCCAAGATTTGAGGGCCAGCAGTGAGAACACGAAGTCCGGTTCGAACTGGCCGAAGATGATTCCTACTGAAACTTTCGGGGGTTTCACTTTGTCTCCTATCGGGGATGTCGGGGTGGTGTCGGGGTGGGCCAGCTCCAGCCCCCGACGGATGGAGCTGGCCCACTTACTGCGGACAGATTCTCAGACTCGAAGAACCTTGAAGGCGTTCGAGGAGAGAACGTCGGCGCCGGTACGCCAGAAGGCGAACCATCCGGCCTGTCCGGTCGGACGCTGGTTCGAACCCTTGACCATCGGCTCGTACATGATCTCGATACCGATTCGGTCGATGATCTTGTAGTAGTTGAAGTCGCCCAGGATGAGGGCGTAGTCGTTCGAACCGGAGACGATGGTGGAGTCCATCTGCTCGTTAGTGTAGGTGTTGTACCCGATCATCTGAGCGGGAAGGCCACCACCGAACGCGGTCCAGAAGTTGTTGTTCGCATCGGTCGCCGAACGGAAGTCGTTGTAGACCGCACGACTCGCAAGGAACGAGGCGTTATTGCGGAAACGCGGCCCGAGGTTGTCGTCGAGGAGGTAGGCGTCAGCGGCCGTGATCTGGGCCGCGCCGGCAGCGCCGGACGTGGCGTTGACCACAGGGCCAGTGCCGGAGAGACGGGTGATGAGGCCGTACGGCTGGCCGGAACCGGTGCCGTTGATGTGAGCGGCTTCCTCGAGACGGTCGCGAGCGTCGGCGATAAGGCCGGCGATCTCACCGAAACCGGAGTCTGCGATGACCTCATACGAACCGAACAGCCAAGCGGCGGCCTTGTGAACGGTGATGGTCGGGCCTCCGAACGTCGGAGTCGCGTCGGCGGCTTCGGTGCCTTCTGCCAGCCACTCGGCGGTCACACCAGCAGAGGTGACACCGTCCCACTGGTCGACGGTGATCTGGGCCACGTCGGCGATCTGACGAACCTGGTTCGAAGAACCGGCGTTCGTGAGAACGATCGTCGGATCGAGGAACTGGGGGACGAGAACGCCACCGTTTGCGGCGGTCAGTGACATTGCGGCGCGAGCCTCACCCTTGGTGAGGATGCGGGGCATCCCAGCCTGGGGGTTCTCGATGTACTCCTCGAACGCACGGAGGTATTCCGGGCTGGAGGTGCGAACGATGTGGCGGGCCACAGCGTCGGCATCCGAGCGGCGGGACTCCACCAGACGGGTCGCGGCCTCACGGGCCGAGTCGTCCACATACGAGGGGAGATGCTTTTCGATGACTTCGATGGCACGGCCACGAAGCTCCGAACCCTTGTCGCTGGTCAGCGAGTCGTGGTCGAAAGCGTCACGGACGGTGTGGGTGTTGACGTTGATGGAGGACATAGCTCCGTCTCCTGTTTCTGTCGCCACAGGGGCGAACTCGGCGATGGCGGACTTCCGCTCTTCGAGGGCGACCAGCTCGGCTTCTCCGGTGCGGACGAACTCCACACCAGCATCCCAAGCAGTCTGCTCGTCCAGGTCGAACGAACGCTCTTCGGCGGATTCATGCAGTGAGCGAAGAACCGACTTCACATAGTCGATTCCATCGCGAAGGTTCTTTTCATCCATTAGAGGACTCCTTCGATCGTGCGCAGCGATGCTGCGCGTTGACTGGGGGTGGAACCGGAGTGCGGAAGCGGATCCGGTGTTACTGAGGTGAGGTCTTCCGAAGTGCCAGAGGCGGGTTCGAAAGGCGTACCGAGAACAAGAGCCCGGGCGATTGCCTGTCGGTCATCGCTGGGCAGTTCGAACAACTCGTCCAGTGAAGCAGACCGAACGCCAACCGTGGTGGATTCGTAAGCGGGAAACACAACCGGGCCGAGCTCCATCAGCTTGACTTCTTCCAAGGTGCGCACCGGGACGGCTCCGGCTGTGTCGTTCCAGGATTCTTTGATGACCTGGAAACGGAAGCTCATACCGTCGATTGCGCCGGAAGCGATGGCGTCGCGAACCGGTTGGATCAACCAGTTATCGGCGAGGCGCGCTTCGACGTAGAGGCCGTGATCGTCCTCCCGAAGTTTGGTGATCGTTCCGAGCGGCATGGAGCCGAGGAGAGGGTGCCGGCCGTGTTCGAACTGGAGGACAGGGGTTCGGGCGTTTATGGAACGCTTGAACGCGCCACGGGCGATCTTCTCGTCGAAGGTGCCTTCCCAGTTGTCGATCCGGGTGGTGTTGTCGAAAGTGGCGGCGTAACCAACCAAGGTGAGGCCGTCGGAGTCGCCTTCGGCCGCTCGGATCTCGAACGACACGGAGCGTTCCAAGGTTTCACGTTCCGCAGAGCGGGAACGGGGCCGAAGCATATATTTTCCGTCTTTCATCCCCTGTTCCTCCATCACAGCGGGATCCATCGGGTCGACCTCTTCGATCGGGTCCATGACCATTTCGGGAGCCACCGGCGCGATCTGAAGCAAAGTTTCCGGGATAACCCAGAACTTGCACACAGCACCGGGGTCGATGTCGCCGGCCACGAGTTCGCAAGCCCTGGGGCCTTCGTAGAACGCACAAGACGAACAAACCATTCCTTCGGCGGCGAACGGGTTGGCTTCCGGCCCGACATAGTGGGAACCGTCGGCGCCGATGCCCTGATCGAACTGGCCGAAGATGTCGACGATGTCTTCGAGGTCGTCGTAGATGGCGTTCTGTCGAGGTGCCAGCGGGTAGAGGCCCTCATCGTCGCGTGCTTCGGTCATAGGTTCGGCCGCTTTCTCTTCCATAGTTTCAACAATAGAAGCCGACCAAGTTTGTCCGGCGTCTCCACCCCACAAAGCCCAAGCGATTCGCCCATTCGACGGGAAACCATCTTCACCAGGGCGGAACCCTTCCGCTTCCTTGTCGACTTCGTGGCGGGCGAAGAACGAGTTCATGCGGCGAACAGTGTCAATCGGGAGGTTCCGGCCGTTGACGATGTCGCGAGCCCGGGCGATACCGACAGCAGTTCCGCCACGGCCGAACTCGGAACGCCAATCCAAACCTCTCTGAGCTTCCTCGACCATTCCGGCGGTCGGTTCGTAACTATCAGCCGCCCGATTCCCATATTCGGCGATGTTGAGGGCCACAAGCTGGTCTTCGGCGTCACTTTCGGTGCTGTGACAGCCCATCACTTCGCCGGTTTCGTCCTTGACAACCGCCCAACCCGAACAATCCGGCGAATCGTCAACCACTGAATAAGGCATTACGGAGTCCCGGTGCCGGCGGGTTGTAGCTGAACCGAAACGTTCCCGGTGTGCTGTAGGACAGACTCGTCTCCGGTTGCCACATACTGGGTGACAGTGTCTGGAACGAAGCCGGCTTCGATCAGTTGACGCATAGTCGAAGCCTTCTGGCCTCGGATGTCGGCTTCGTCTCGGCGGTCCTCTTGGAGGAACTCGATTTGGGCGGGGTCGAAGGAAAGTTCGGCGGTTCGGCCCGGAGGCAGAACAAGGATCCGTTCCAAACTTCCGCAAAGATTCTGGGCAGTCGGAACGAACCAAGCGTCCGACCAAAGCCGGCGGGTTTGGCTGTAGTTGCCGGCGTTGAGTGCGGAACCGGCGAGACCTTCGGAGATTCCGAGGATGGTGGCGGGAACTCGGGACCGAAGCGCGATCCGGGTTTCGTCGACCCCTTGGGTGTTCTTCAGATCAAGTTGGGCGAGGTTCGAGCCAGCCACGGTGACATCGGCGCCACCGCCAAGAACGAGCGTCTTGTAGGCGGACTTCGAACCCTCATGACCTCGGGCGATTGACTTGGCGATGTCTTCCGCTTGGGCTTGAGTGGTCTGGGCGTCGAGGGTGACGATGAGCTGGGGAGTGGCGGAGTTAGCGAAGAACTTCGATTTGAACGTCGTAGCCTGTCTGTCCGTTTGGATCTCGGACATAACGGAACCGATCCACGATTGGCCCCGCCACCAGAACACGGGGTCCGGTTCCGGCTTCCAATGCGCAACCTGACTAGGTGTCAGAAAGACCGGTTCTTTTTGAGAACCAGAACCACCAGG